ATTCAAAACAGTTTACGAACAAGCGCCTGATGCTACAGACGATTGAACGGCGCGTTCGCTGGTATCAACAGCCATTCCATAGCTATCTGGTTAATGGTGGTAAACGAGCCATTGAGATTGCACATAGACGATGGGGTAAAGACGAAATCGTTTTAAGTGCCACCTGTGAGTTAGCGCATAAGCGAATTGGATCTTATTGGCATTGCTTGCCAGAATACGCTCAAGGCCGCAAGGCTCTTTGGACAGCGGTGAACGCTCATACTGGTAAACGAAGAATAGACGAGGCTTTCCCGCCTGAAATCTGCGAAAGCAGAAACGACACTGAAATGTTTATCCGCCTTAAAAACGGATCAACTTGGCAGATTATCGGGTCTGATAAATATGACAGCACGGTTGGTGCTGGCGTTGCTGGTATTGCTTATTCTGAATGGGCTTTGGCTAATCCAAGTGCATGGGCTTATCACAGGCCAATGCTTGAAGAAAACAACGGTTGGGCAGCGTTTATCACAACGCCGCGCGGTCGGAACCATGCTAAATCAATGTATGATATGGCTAAGGATAACCCTAAGTGGTTTGCCGAGGTTTCAGACATACACCAAACGGGGGCTTTATCTCCTGATCAACTAGACGAAAGCATAAAAGAATATATCGCTTTGTATGGCGAGGATTTGGGAACGGCACAATTCCAACAGGAATATGAGTGCAGTTTCAATTCCGCTATTATGGGCGCGTACTACGCTAAAGAAATGGTTAAGGTTCGCAACGAAGGGCGAATTAAACAGGTTATTCCACTCCCAGGCAAACCAGTTCATAAGGCTTGGGATATTGGCGTTCGTGATGATACTTCAATCTGGTGGTTTCAAGTCCACGGCGGCAAGGTCTACATTCTGGATTGTTTGACCGCTTCAGGTGGTAACGTGGAATATTTCGCAGAGAAATGCCACGAAAAGCCTTGGGTAAGGGGAATTGATTTCGTACCCCACGATGCAAAGGTTACCGAATGGGGAACTGGTCGGACACGGATTGAAACGATGTTTAAATATGGCTTGAACCCGCAAGTGGTTCCTATTGCTGGCAAGCTGGATGGTATCAACGCGGTAAGGCAAACGCTGCCTTTGTGCATATTTGACCCGCGATGCGAAGAGGTTGGCATCGCCGCATTAGAACAATATCGACGCGATTGGGATGACGAACGCAAGACATTTCGAGCAACTGAGGTTCGCGATTGGACTTCACACTTAGCTGATGCGTTTCGCTATTTATCAATGGCATGGCGGCAAGCGCCTGATGAAAAGCCAGAGCCTAAGATTATTAGGCCGCAAGGCACAGTCAGACTTGAAGGCGCACCAAAGCCACCAAGCAAGACAAGGATAGCGGTGTAACCGTGAAAATTGATCTTAAATATATGAAATTTGAATGGGAGTTTATGCCCCCAGAAGAATTTCATAAATATGGTGATGATTTGCTTCTCGAGATACAAGAAAACATTGATTTACCAGATCATTATGTCAGATCATTCCCCCGATATGATGCATGTGGGCGGCTTATGTCCTATGATATTATTGCTTGCCCAACAGTAGAAAATTACGACAAAGGGCAAGATGCCCTTTCTATTAAATTATTATGCTTTGAGGACAGATCAGTCCAGGAATTGGCGAAGAAATTTGTTGACACGTTCAATAAAGATATAGGTAAACTTGATGGATGATAAGAACCTAGCAACGGACGATCAGATAGAAGATCCGTTCGCAGACCTTCGTGCGTCTAAGCCTTGGCTGGATGCTATCAAGGAAAGCGATAAGTATTTTTCGACGTATCACGACAAATGCGATAACATCGGCAAGTTGTATGCTGATCTAAAATCGTTGACAGGCGCAAATACAGAACGTCAGATGCAAGTGTTTTGGGCTAATCTTGAGGTTCTAAAGCCTTCGATCTATTCCAGAACGCCAGTTCCTGTTGTGGCTTCACGGTTTAAAGACCGCAAGGAAATCAACCGACACGCTGCTGAAATACTAGAGCGCAGCCTGATTACATCATTCGATGCAGAAGATATTAACGACACCATGAAAATGGTTCGTGACGATGTTGCTTTGTTTTCAAGGGGTGTTTCATGGGCAAGGTTTGAGCAGGACGATCAAGAGAATGAAAAAGTTGCTTACGACCATATAGACCGAAAAGACTTTGGACACGAGCCAGCGCGAAAATGGAAAGAGGTTGGATTTGTTTTCCGCCGCTCTTGGCTAACACGCAAGGCAATGGAAGATCGGTTTACCGAAAGCGATGCATGGAAAGATGCAGACTTTGCCGAGCGCAAAGAGGAAAGCGATTATTCGGGTGAGAAAAAAGCCTGTGTTTATGAGTTATGGTCAAAGACCAAAGGAGTGGTTGTTTGGGTAACCCCAGGCGTTGATGATGTTCTTGATATTATGGAGCCGTTTCTATCGCTTGAAAACTTCTATCCATGCCCGAAACCTGCCTATGGAACGGTACAGCCTGGAACGCTTATTCCTGTTCCTGATTTCCTTTACTACAAAGACCAGATTGAGGAAATCAACGAACTAACCGCTAGAATTTCGGCGCTGTCTGAAAGCTTGCGTGTCAAAGGCTTCTATGCTGGTGGCAATGAGGATATTGCGGGCGCGATTGAAACCGCCATGAAGCAGCAGGACAATCAAGCTATTCTTATCCCTGTGCCAAACTTTGCGGCAATGGGTGGGGCTGGTTTACGCGATTCAATCATATGGTTGCCAGTTGATCAAATCGCTCAGGTTATTGTTCAACTTATCCAGCTTCGTAAACAGGTCATTGATGACGTTTATCAAATCACTGGCTTGTCTGACATTATGCGCGGTGCAAGCAACCCGAATGAAACACTAGGCGCGCAACAGCTTAAATCACAATATGGGTCTGTCCGTATTCGTGACAGGCAAGAGGAACTTGTTAGAATATCGAGGGATTTAACCCGTATCTCTGGCGAGATAATGGCTGAAAACTTCCAGCCGCAAACGCTCTTGGCAATGTCGCAATATGATAGCATTCCAACTGCTCAATCCATTCAAGGGCAGGTTATGCAGATCCAGCAGCAGGTGGAGCAAGCTAAACAAAACCCTCAATTGATGGCACAAGCGCAACAAAACCCAGAAGAGGCGCAAAAACTGCTTCAACAGGCGCAAGAACAAATTCAGGAATTACAGTCTAAAATCACTATTGAACAGGTGTTTGAGTTTCTACGCAATGAACGTATGCGGCCGTTTACTTTGGAGATTGAAACAGATTCCACAATCCATCCTGATGAAAATTCCAACAAACAGCGCGTCACCGAGTTTCTAGGGGCGCTAGCCAGTGCTTTGGCACAATTATCCCCAATGGTTGCCGCACAGCCTGAAACGGCTCCATTCGCCGCTGAGGTGCTTAAATTCGCAGTCTCTCCATTCAGGGCAGGGCGTGAACTTGAGGCAGCTATTGATGACTTTGCCGAGCAGATAAAAGAAACCGCTTCCAAGCCTAAACCAAATCCAGAAGCCGATGCTATGAAAGCCGAGCAGGAAATGAAGAGCCAGGAACTGCAAATCAAGCAGACAGAAGTTCAAAACAAAACTATGGAAATGCAGCAAAAAGCACAGCTTGAGGGTCAAAAGACGCAAGCCGATATTTCCAAGGTTAAGGCCGAGATTGATAAGATTTATGCCGAGATTGAGAAAATGGCTGTTGAAGTTAATAGACCGCGTGAGGTGGCTTAAATGAGTGGTTATCCTGTTGTTATTGTAGATAACTGTGGCTTTCCTGTAACGGTAGCTGATGAGGGCTGGAACCTTACTGAAGTTACTGAGACTATTGGCGGTTTTCCTGTAACTATTTGTTCTGCTGGTGGGTATCCTGTTACTGGAATTAGTGGATCGACAGCCGCTGATTTAATCCTCGACAGCCTACAGCCGGAAACCGATGGCATGGTTTTGCACTTCGAGAGCGACACGGCACTCGTGCGTGATACTGGTACT